CTCCCTCTGCATGTGTGACCCTGCTTATTATCTAGGTCCAGGACAAAAGATTTACGGGCGCTAGCCCTGTACATCAATTGTTTACTAAAAACACATCGAGTTATTTAAATACAAGGCTAAACTTTAAGCCCGCAAAAATCAATTCCATTATGATAAGGAGAATTGATTAAGCTAACTGCAAACAAACCTTTAAACATTTGCAGCCTTTATTTTCACTTAATAGAATGGATAGATTGCAGAAGTCTGCACTCCACCCATTGGGGGAACAGCGACGAAAAGTGAAAATTCGCCATCATCAGATAATGATCTGTAGAAATTATGGAGATCATAATTGTCTATAGCTGCGGGGGTTCCAAGACCAGTAGGGAGAGCTACTCGAACAAAACCTTGTGTAAGATTAAGTCCTTTCGCATCCAAATCTGTGTCTGGAGGTGTATAATATACTAGCCATGCATCTGGAATACATCGTTTTAAACCTCTAGTATATTGTGGTACTTCAAAAGTTATAGTTCCATTTTGAAATATTTGTTGTAATATCATGTGCTGGTTCGGCACAGTTGTAGTACTTGGGGGATTGGTACCTTTCATCATATAATTAACATTAGCTGTAGCTGGATAAAATCCAACAGTAGCCATATTACTAGAAAATTGATTTCCAGGTGTTGCTGCTAATCCAACAGCAGTGACATCTTTTATTCGAACGCCACCACCCCAGAATGTATAACATGAAGCAATAGCACCAATTACATCACAATTCGTATAATACGTAGCGGTGTTAGGGGCTATGTTTCTAACTGGGATAAGATCTACAAACAAATCCATGATAAGTGAATTTGCTCTTGAGACAGTATTAGCCACTAATTTATTGTTTGGAAACAATGGATAATACCTCTTACAAAGAGCTCTAAAACTAGTCACGGTATCACCAATGGTGATAGCACTAGCAGTTATGGGATCTCCCATAGTACTAGAATTGCCTATATTCATAGAAATTTTATTTGGATCAGCCAATCCTGATTGGGGAACGAAAGCTAAAGGTTGATACTCATTAGTGCTAGGAATAGCCCACTGTAAATCATCACCACCAGCAATCTCTAATATTATTGATATGGAGGCAGAAACTGAAGAAGGAGCAACTAGAGGATCAACAATCCTCACTGCAAATACTCCACATCTATCATCAACTCCGTTCCATGCATATCTGGAAATAAATGGTACTTCAAAAGTAAATTCGTTATATTCTCTGATATCTATAATGTGTCTATTAACATATTCCGGACTAGCACCGTAGGTAGCTATATCATCTGATGGGAAAAACATAACTGCTAACCTACCAGAATGGAATTCAGTTTTGACAAACTTCAACCTAAATTTCATAGATCCTCTCCATTGTTTAAAGAAACTTGTAATAAATCCTACAGGTAGATAATGTCGAGCAGTACCTAAATCCCTAAATTGATAAGGAAATACACTCACACTAAAGATATCTCCACCAACTAGTCCACCAGTAGTCCATGGATAGGTATTGAACCATGCAAACTTCCGAGCTATATAACTAAAATCCATCTCATCAAATGCTGTTCCACTCATACCATCCAAAGGGACAGTAGAGGGCTTCGCAAGGTATGACAAAGTTCTCACGTCTGAATCACCATCAACATTAGAATGACCAGGATTATTTAATATTTCAACTTTACCAATAGAATCACCTTGAGTTGGTTTAGAAAAACCAAATACTTTGGCAGTCTTAGCTATCCTATCTGATATCCAAGCTGCTCCTTTAGCATAAGAAGATAATAAAGGTATAGTACTAATCTCTGTAAAACCACGAGCAAAAGCAGCAGCTACTCCAGAAATAGGACCATTTGATTTATGTGAAATTTCTTGATCCAAACCTTGAGGAGAAGCTGCTCCAAACAGAGTTACGTTCTCAAAAGAACAATACAGTGTAAAAGTAGCAACTGTACTTCCTGTAGGAGCAACAAGAGGAGAATAAGGACATCTTATAATTTTACCCAACATAGCTCTAGCATCTGTAGTAGCAATAGTAGATAAAGGATAAAAATTGTGTATCGAAGCAAAAGGAACTAATAATTCACAAGATGTTTGGGTAGATATATCCAACTCAACATGAGGTACAGTGGTACGTTGTACTAAAGTAGCCATCATACAATCAGTCCTCAAATCAGCTTTTTGTAATGATCCTCCATGTTCCATACCTCCAAAAGGTACCCAAGCTAGAATATATCTACCTTGTTGAAAACGATTAGCATTAACAACCAATCTAAATCTCATATCCATGCGTATGCCAAAGAAACCTTTTAATTTGTCTCTCCACATAGCAGAAGTCTGTAAAGCACTTAAAGGCATATACTGTCCCAAAATAGTAGTTAAAGTATCAGCAATGCTGAAAGCACCACTTTCTATAACTATAGGTTTTGCTAAAAAATCTTTTATAGATTGTTCAGTTTGTTGTGTATCATTAATAGAATACCATCTCGGATCAACATGAGTAACTTGACTTTCATCTTTTTGCGCAGTTTCGGCATTATCTACAAATACTGTAGTACTCATTTCCTGCACTTGGCCTTTTACAACCATATTATTGGACTCATCAGGGGTTCCAGAAAATGCTCCTGATGTTGGTGTGTTACTTTGAAAAATCCCGGTAACACTTACGGGAGAAGCACTAGAAGGGCTAGCACCAGGGGTGGGATTTGAGCTTCCCGCAGCTATCAACATATTATTTTCAGTAGACTGTTTATTTACACAATCAAGAATGTCCAATCTTGAAAGTGGTTTGTTAACCATTTGTTTAGAAGGATTGCTTCCATCCAGTTGTGGGTATTCTGCTAAATAGCACTGGATATCCCAACTGCAGCACTGCTCACTATATTTTAACATCCATATAATGAGTAAGATCACACAGTCAGTCGGCCTTGGGAGCCTTAAATATAGTTTATAGACATTACGGTCTATGACACTCAAAATATACAAAATATATACATATATACTCAAACGTAGAATTCAAAAAGTGAATTCTACGGTGTCCAAGACTCGTTTAAGCATGACGCTATGTGTACCAGATATTTTACCTTGCATTTCTACATAAGGATAATACTGGTTCCACAATTGCATCAATTCACAATACCACCAATCAAAAGTCCCTTCTCCATGAAGGGAAAATTCTCTCACAGCGACACCTATATTGTCTACTGCTATTTGATCGGAGTTTTCTTTCTTAGTCCAACAAAGCATACTAACTATAGAATCAACACGTAAAGGAGCAATCCAACGATTTAATCCTTTATGTTTAACAAAGGAACGCTTGAGAAATTCTACTTCCTCCAATTTCCTAAATGGTATAGTTGCACTCTCCTTGAGTTCATTTGTATATATCATACCACACCTTTTCATAAGATCAGGCATAGTTAGTTCATTAAAAATATCATTTAAATACTCTGAAACAGAAAATAATACATCGTCGCCTAAAGCAACTAAGTATACATCTTCATTAAAATCATCAATATCTTGTCCAGCAAATTGAAAAGCAATCCTAAAAACCATATTATTATACATAGTGTTAATAATAGCAGTCAAAGGGTTACCACTAGGCATAGAACTAAACCAATCATAGAACAAACCCCTAAAGGCGTGTCTAGAATTGGATATTTCAGCCCACAAGAAATAACGTATTTTGTTATCAATACTTCTCATGCCCCCTCCGTACCAATTAATAATGATACCGCAAATGGGTTGAAGAATACAAGCTTGTTCGTGTCCATCGAAGAACGCAAAATCGCCTGCACCTACTAACCATTCACCAAAACGCTTACCAAATTTTTGTAAACGTCTTGCTATACGATCCCAATCCATTGAATATGGATTAACACCAATAGCTGAACCAATATCAATATTAGCGCCGAAAAACATATCCATAAAGGCACCAAAATACATACGAAAAATAATCAACATAATAAATGGACTACCAGAGAAAAGACGAGTTAGACCTTTCAAAGCCTTCTCTTTCTTTCTCACCTCATCCTTATTATTATCTGTATACATAAAGAATGGTCGTATATAAGATTTATAAAGCTCAAGCACGCGATCAACTTCTGTAGCTATGCATTAAGTAACCTTCAGCTTCTTCATCTTTTCCTAATTCTAAAGATTTATAATATAACTTCTTTAAATTAAGATATTTTGGTACATTCATTGGATGTCCAGGACTAGTAGAACTAGCAATGGGTTTAACATCTCTGAAATGATGTAATGCTTCCCTAATACCTATAACATCTCGAGGATGTTTGTAGGAGGCAGATGCATTACGAATCTGTTGCTCATAACTAAATGCAGCATTCTCTATATATTCATAGGGAATGCATCCTGGAGATCTTTTATAAGCTTTTAAAGATATCTCCGCAGGATCCAACCATTCTCCATCATCATTCTGAAATTTATGAAGTTTGGCTGGTATAGTTGTTATCTTATTATACGGAAAAGGTAACTTTCCGTGCAATTTAGACTTCTCTATATTACTGTGAGTCGCGGCACTGGGAGCTTCATCTTTATGAATAACTCCAGAACTTTGCAATCCACCTTGAGGATTGTTAATTGGCGTATAATCAATAAAATCAGGCTCAGTTTCTGCTGTAAAAGCTAAAACATCTAATTCACAATCATTAACCAAATTTAACATATCTTCATAAACTAACATAGTAGAAAAACCTTTCTTACTATCTCCAGCAATATGCATACCCATTATAACTCGATTTTGGAAATTACCTTCTTTAACAAAAAGTAATGATCCACAATCACCATTGGATAAATCAGCATCATATTCTACAGAATTTTCTATAGAATAATAATCATTCATCTGACCCGTCCATGTGGCTTGTACATAATTAGGTTCCATCATAACTTTTCCGGAAACATCTTTCATTCTCAATGACAAGTGCTTTCCTTCAATATTGTTATACGAACCAAGTAAACATAATTTAACTCTGGTAAGTTTATTGATGGATCTTAAATCTCCAGCATTAATCAAGTATTTTAACATACCTGCTGAAGTGTTTTGTGCATGTTTACATACAAACAAACATCTATCATTATCAGCTCCTGCATCTGTAGTATGAAAATTTTCAAAGAAATCTGAAATAGGGAATCTATAACAAATAGACTTATTAGTCGTAACTAATACCATTTGAAAACTATCCCTAGTAGGCTTTTGCATAAAGTCCTGAACATCAAATACATAATGAAAAGGATGAGCAAAAACATTACCTACAATATTAGCCATATGTCCTAGTCGAACATATCCAGTAGCTCCAGTTTCTTTTTCTCTATAAAAGATATAAGCTATAAACAAATATTTATTGAGAACCTTAGCCATAATATCACTGGTACCATTCCGATTACCAAAATCAGAAGATACCAATTTGGGTAATTTTTCTACTTCAAAAGTATCAATTATCATACCTTGAGCGACATAAGCAACTTTAACAAAGTTAGAAAGCTTATTGGGCTTTCCCACTCTCCGAGCATAACCTCTCGCTGCTACTCTACTCTGATCAATTGATTGCGGTTCATTATCCACACCTGCTGCACCGATGATTTTTCTATATAATTTCCAGAAGAAAAATCCGGCAGCACCTATCATACCACCACAGAAAAGTATAGAAACAAAATGTTTCTTCAAAAAAGAAAATACTTCACTTCCAAATTTTGCTACCTTCTTTAAGATACGCTTAGCTACAACTATTCCTTTCCAGAACTTAGGCTCCATAGTAAAATAATCCAACCCTTCTTCATCACATTTTTGTAAAGACAATTTCAACCTATCAATAAAATAACCATGATTTAAACCATCTAAAATATAAGCTAAGCTTTCAGCTGATATAGCAGTTAAATGCATATTCAAGCACACTAAATTATTATCAAAAAGAATGGTATACCCATTTCTGTGACAAAAAGCTAAAATCATAGCAGTAAAACTATTATACATATCAGGATGATTATTAAATATATAGTCAAGTATAGGATTATTATTAGTCCTATCAAAACTCTGAGTTCTAGTAAAAGAACCGGGAATAGATCCAGAAACCAATTCAGCGTCACCAGGATCATGAGGACCAAATTGATGTCTTATTCTAACATCAGGTATATGTCTAGGCGGGACCAATGATATAGAATCATCAGGCGAAATATCATCACGTCTAACATTAGAATAATTATCCACATAGCCTCTTCGAATGGGAACATAAACTCGTCCACCATCACCATCAGAAACAGACCTAATTTCCATATCAGAAGCACCTCTTCCCATAGACTGTGGTACAGCAACACTACCCATCTGTATATTCCATCTGGGAACAACATTAACAGGCAATAGAAACTCATCATCCAATCTACTAACAAGATTCTGAAATGTTTGCTCAGTAGTTTCTCTGTTAATATAAAAATTTTTAATCTTGTCCTTATGAGATGAAATAATCTTACGAATTACATCATCAAAAGTCATACTAACAGAAGCTAATTTTCGACCAGCCACATGTTCAGTCAAAGTAATATCCCAAAAATCTTCTGGAATAAATGTTGAATTAATATGAATATTTTCTTCAGTTACTAATTCCATAAAAGGAATTTTATCATAATTCAACTTACCCTTTTTATTCGTATATTTTTTATTAATAGTAACGTCTAAACGTATATTAAACCTTCTCTCTACTGCAGTATGATCCGTAATTGCTTGAAGCATACTAAAATCTGGCAGATTAGTTGTAGCCATAACAAAAGGAGCTCTGAAATACTTAGTATTTTTTGCATCAGCTTGAGCCATTGGTAACAAATATGGAGCAGTATTGATCATTTTAATAACTTTAAGAGATTCAGGATCCTGATCACCAGCTTGTTCGCGGCGTTGAAAAGCATCATCAATACTACATACCCAAGCTCTATACGTATACCCATCAAAAAATTTATCATTAGGTAAAGTATATAAAAATTCATTTGGATTTGCATCAAAATCAGCTCTCCATGCTAAGGGTAGAGTATAACGTGCAACCAAACGCTTGATCCTTTCATCTAAAATAGTCTTAAAAGTACCGGGGGCTCCATAAATAAGAATACCTACTGGTTCAATTCTATCTCCTCCAAGAGCTTTGGAAAAAGAACGTTGCAAAGTATTAAGTTTCAACATCTCGTTATGAGCATTAGACAAAATCTTATGATCATAACTTCGAGAATCCAACTTCTTCAATGTAGACATAATATCATCAGATAAAGTAACATAAATTTCTTCCCTAAATCCTTGACATAAAGCAGTACCAGCATTACATTCTGCAATGTAATCCTGTGCTCTATTAAGTAATACTTTAACATCCTCACTAGTAATAAGATCAACTTCAAAGAAAGTAGCCAAGGTTTCATTCTTACATGTCGTTGTAAAGAATTCGCAAAAACGACCAGATATATTTAACAATACACTAGCCATATTTTCTTTAGTCTTGTCTGTAACCCTCATCATATTTGAAATAGTATGGAAGAATGGACTTTTAGCCTTAATTCCTAAACCCAATGATACAAAGGCTACGATAGCTTCCACCAAGTAATCTGAAGCATCACTAAAACCCTGTGGAACAGGAATCTCTTCCATTTCCACATCAGGATTATCTACTTCATCACTGGAAACTTCATCCAGCCATTCAGACATTCTTTGATGATGCATTAATAAATCTCTAGTTATAATATCATCTATAACCGGTTTTGATAATTCTTTAATTAACACTGTAGTTAAACAAGCCATACCTGCAATAAGATTAATTTTACGTCTTTGTAAACCAAAAGCCATAAAATTAATACTTCCAATAACAGTAACAAACTCTGTACTACCAAATATCTTCAATAATGACTCAAAAAATGAATCATTCATTCCTTCTACTCTTATAGGAGGCCCCCATGAAAATGGTGCCTGTATAAAAGTACTACCAGAAGGGGAATCACCACTACTGGGCTCTGACCCATCAGGATTTTCTCCATCATATAAAATACTACTACTATTGCCCCTAGGCAACGAAGCAGCATTTCGACCAACATCAATACTAGGATTATTACTTGGGATACTGGAATTACTTCCAGAATTAGACCCAGTAAGTCTACTAATACCATCAGAAACGGTATTAATTAATCTATCACCTGCCTGCCAAGTGACCGTATGTTTTATATCACACCCCAAAGCTTGAGGTTTAAAATTGCTTTTAAGAAAATCTCTATACGCTCGGTATTCTTCTTTAGACATACTTACGTGAGCTACCTGTTGTATTCGCTCATCGTAATCCATCATATTTTCAACCTTACGTTTAAATTCTCTTTCTTTCTTCAAATTTCGTTTTACGTGGACACTGCCATTCAATTGCTGTTCTGCCATATTTAATATAGTTTTTAAAAAGTGACCTTGTAGAGCAGCACTAACCATATTAAAATGATAAAGTCCAGGTACATGATTTACGCATAATAACTTAAAGTTATTGGTAAGTAACAAAGTTACACTAGTTTATAATTAAATTTCACTCAATACGGAAAATTTAATAGCTTAGCAAGTTAAGCACATCCTTTCGGGATAGTTGTTAACTAAGTATTATTTTATCTAATAAATTACTAATTAATTTAAGGTACTAACACGTCTGCGATACTATTCGGTCAATAGTATATAAACGCTTCACTAAAACCTTGGTTAAGAATGATAACCACATGCTGAAAAAGTATCAGCTTTACATTTTTAAATATTTTATATTTTTATATATTGTTTTATTATTTTATATTGTTTTTGTGATTATTTTATTTTTAGAAATTTCTTGACAAAATATCTAATATTTTCTTAAAATTATTGTTGATTTAAAGTTAACTCTTTTAATGTTGCTAAGTGCCAATCGCAATTAATGTGGCATGAATACTAAACTAAGAGATAAGTAATTCTATACACTACAGTGAATATTATTCAGTAATAATGTATAAAACAGTTATGCTTAGATTTTAATACGCACCGCTTACGCG